ATGGGTAAGGGAAAGGTCGCCGCGCAGTCGGCATTCCGCAGCCGCATCGTCGGCGAGGGCGAAGAGGCGCCGGATCAGCTGCTGGCAAACCCGCTGAACTGGCGGGTTCACCCGAAGGAGCAGGTCGACGCGCTCGAGGGCCTGCTGAAGCAGGTCGGGTGGGTGCAGCGGGTCATCGTGAACAAGCGCACCGGGCACGTCGTGGATGGGCATGCGCGGGTGGCCCTGGCGCTGCGCCGGTCGGAGCCGACGCTGCCGGTGCTGTATGTCGACCTGTCGGAAGCCGAGGAACGGCTGGTGCTGGCGGCGATCGATCCTATCGGAGGCATGGCGGGGCGGGACGATGACCTGCTGGCCCAGGTGCTGGAGGGGCTGGAGGCGGAGGATGCGGGGCTGCAGGCGCTGCTTGATGGGCTGGCGAGCCCTGATGACCCATCGACTGACGAATCCGCAGGCGGTGGCACTGACGCAGAGTCGACGCCAGAAATTCAGGCCGTGACGGTCACGCAAAAGGGCGACGTCTGGCAGCTCGGCAACCATCGCATCATCTGCGGGAGCTGCCGCGATCCTGGCGACGTGGTGCGGCTGCTGGATGGATCGCAGATCAATCTGGCGTTCACCTCGCCACCGTACGCTGCGCAGCGCACCTATGACGAAAGCAGCGGCTTTAAGCCGATCAACCCGGACGCCTACGTCGAGTGGTATGCGCCAGTCGCCGCGAACATCCGCGACCACCTGGCGCCAGATGGGAGCTATTTCTGCAACATAAAACCGTGTCAGGAAGGGCTCGACACACACCTCTACGTGTTCGACTTGGTGATCGCGCACGCGCGGCAATGGGGGTTCCACTTCGCTACAGAATTCTGCTGGGAGCGCACAGGCATCCCCAAGGGGGTGACGCAACGATTCAAGAATCAGTTTGAGCCGATTTACCAGTTCGTCCGCAATAGGTGGAAGATGCGCCCGAACGCAGTGCGCCACTTCTCCGAGAATGTGCCGACCTCCCTCGGTCCAGGTAGTGGCAATTCATCGTGGCAGGACGATCAGGGCAGCGGCGGGGCCTTTGCAAAGCGCAAGCGCAAGAACGGTTCAAATCAGTTCATGTCTGACGTGCAGGGCCAGAACGCGGATCCTGGAGAATTCATCGGCGAAGGCATGGCCTACCCAGGCAACAGGCTGCCGACGTTCTCAGGCAGCCACGAAGCCACGGGCCACACAGCTGCATTCCCTGTGGGCCTACCTGAGTTTTTCGTCAAGGCCTACACCGACGAGGGCGACGCGGTGTTCGACCCGTTCATGGGCAGCGGGTCCACGCTGATGGCGGCAGAAAAGAACGGACGCATCGGCTACGGGACTGAGATCAGCCCGGCTTACTGCGACGTAATCGTCCGCCGCTGGCAAGCCTTCACCGGCCAGGCCGCCACCCTTGAAGGCGACGGCCGCACCTTCGACGAGATCGCCGCCGAGCGCGTGCCGGTCGAGGCCTGACATGCCGCTCAACACCACCAACGCCGCCCGCGCAGCCCGGGGCCTCGAGCACCAGCGCCAGGCGCTCGAACTGCGCCGCGCTGGCCTGGGTTACGAGGCCATCGGCGCGCAGCTGGGCCTGAAGAAGTCGCAGGCGCACCGGCTGGTGCAGGCTGGCCTCGCCGAGTGCCGCGCGCAGGTCAATGCGAACGCCGACGAGCTGCGCAGCGAGGAACTGTCGCGGCTGGACGGCATGCTGCAGGGCCTGTGGCCGCGGGCACGGAAGGGCGAGGCCGCGGCTGTCGACCGCGTGCTGAAGATCGGCGAGCGCCGGGCCAAGCTGCTGGGCCTGGATGCGCCGGAGAAGCGCGAGCTGACCGGCAAGGGTGGCGCCCCGCTCGTCCCGGCCGCGATCGACCCGGGCCTTCTGTCCGACCAGGCGCTGCAGGAACTGCTGGCCGCGCGCGATGCTGCAGCTCGCCGAGGCTGACTGGCTGGCGATTGAGCGGGAAGCGTGCCGGCGCAGCCTGGTCACCTTCATTCGCCGCGCCTGGGCCGTGCTAGAGCCCGGCCAGCCCTACGTGCACGGCTGGCACATCGACGCCATGGCCGAGCACCTCCAGGCCGTCACCGAGGGCCAGATCAGCCGGCTCCTGATCAACATTCCCCCGGGCACGATGAAGTCGATGATGACCGGCGTCCTGTGGCCCGCCTGGGAGTGGGGACCGCGGGGCCTGCCGTCCATGCGCTTCATCGCCGCCAGCCACGAGAGCACGCTGGCCACCCGCGACAACCTGCGGATGCGCCGGCTGATCCAGTCGGAGTGGTTCCAGAGCCTGTGGCCGCTCGGGCTCACCAGCGACCAGAACGAGAAGACCTACTTTGAGAACGAGCGCACCGGCTGGCGGCAGTCCTGCGCCGTACGGGCGATGACCGGCCGCCGCGGCGATCGCGTGGCCTGGGACGACCCGCACAGCGTCGAGGACGCCCACAGCAAGGCCGCATTGACCGAGGCCGAGCGGGTCTTCAGCGAGACGCTGCCGACCCGGCTGAACAACCCCGACCGCTCGGCCATCGTCATCTGCATGCAGCGCCTGCACGAGTCGGACATCAGCGGGCTGATCATCGCCCGGGAGCTGGGCTACGAGCACCTCTGCCTGCCGATGGAGTGGGAAGCCCCGCGCCCGCCGACGTGCATCGGCTTCACCGACCCCCGAACCACGCCCGGCGAGCTGCTGTTCCCGGCCCGGTTCCCGCGCGAGGTGGTCGACCGCGACAAGAAGGTGATGGGCGCCTATGCCGTGGCCGGGCAGTTCCAGCAGCGACCCGCGCCACCGTCGGGCGAAGAGTTCCAGCCGGACATGATCGCCACCGTCGACGTCATCCCCGCGGGCCCGGTGCAGTGGTGCCGCGGCTGGGACTTGGGCGCGACCGAGGGGGCAGGGGACTACACCGCGGGGGTCAAGGTCGGGCGCCTGGCTGACGGCCGGTACATCATCGGCCACGCCGTGCGCGCGCAGCTCGGCACGCACAAGCGGGATGCGCTGATCAAGGCGACCGCCTCGGGCGACGGCATGGGGCGGGTGAAGCAGAGCCTGCCGCAAGACCCCGGGCAGGCCGGCAAGGGGCAGGCCGCGGCCCTGGTGGCGATGCTGGCCGGGCACCAGGTGCACACCAGCACGGAGAGCGGCGACAAGGTTGTTCGGGCCCGGCCGCTGGCCTCGCAGGTCAACGCCGGGAACGTGGTCATGCTGCGCGGGCCGTGGAACAAGGATTTCACCGACGAGCTGCGCACCTTCCCGAACGGGCTGCATGACGACCAGGTGGACGGGGCGGCGCGGGCCTTTAATGGGCTGATCGGGGCGACCGCGGGGGTGTTCGGCTGACGATGTGCGCACTTCCGCAACGCTCTCCCTAGCATGGCCGTTGCCATTGATGCGGACTTTGGCGACAATGAGCAAGAGCCCTCAAGCTCTTGCCGTTTGCCCTGTACGGGGACGTGTCCGCATCACGGAACGGCAAGGCCTTGAGGGCTTTTCCATTCCGGCAGCCCAGAGCGGCGAACTGCGTGGCAAGTCGTGAAGCGGGCGCTAGCTGGCCCCACCGCAGAACAGGCGAGCGCTGTAGCAGGAGCCCGGCGCGCGGACCTTGGTATGGGACCGCAGGAACACGGCAGCAAGGTGAGAACGTCAGGCCCACGAGACGGGCGCCGTGGAAACCGAAATACCCGCGCGAGCGAGTCCGGCCCAGCCGCAGGAGCTGACAGCCGGAATTCCGAGGGGCATCACCCCTCGGGCTCCTGCCGTGCGCGCTCGCTTTCCGCCCTCCCTAGCATGCCCACCCATGCGCCCCCTCACCGTCAACACCTCCGACCTGGAGATCAGCCGCGCCCGCGAATCCCTGCTCGGCTTCTTCGGCTCGCTTGACGCCAAGCGGCCGGACGCCTGGAGGCAGTTTGGATATAGGACCGACCTGACCTTCGACCATTTCCTGACCGCCTACGAGCGCGGCGGGGCAGGCCACGGCGCCGTGCACCGCATCGTCGACAAGTGCTGGCAGGAGCGGCCCCGGATCAAGGCGCCGGGCCAGGACGAGGCGACACCCTGGGAAGAGAGCGTCAAGGCCCTGCTGACCAGCATCAACGGCTGGCAGAAGCTGCGCGACTTCGACCGCAGGAACCTGATCGGCCGGTACGCGGGCCTGATCTACCGCGTCGCCGACGGCCTGGCCCTGCGCGAGCCCCTGGTGCGCGGCCAGAAGCTGGTCGACCTGGTGCCGGTCTACGAGAACCAGCTCAAGGTGGTCGCGTGGAACAGCGACACCAACAGCCCGGACTTCGGCGCCCCGACGATGTACCAGTACCGCATGCGCCCGCCGCAAACGTCGGACACCCAGGGCCGCCCGGATCAGTGGGTCGATGTGCACCCCTCCCGCGTGCAGATCCTGGCCGAAGGCAGTGTCGGCGACCTGTTCGACGGCGTGCCGCTGCTGAAGGCCGGGTTCAATGCGCTGACCGACTTGGAGAAGATCAGCGGCGGCAGCGCCGAGGGCTTCCTGAAGAACAGCGCGCGGGCGGTGACGATCAACTTCGCCCCCGAGGCATCGCCCCAGGTCATCACCCAGAACCCCGACGGCAGCGCCGGCACGCGCTCGGTGCGCGAGGTCATCGGCGAGCAGGTCGACAACCTGAACCGCAACATCGACTCGGCCATCGTGACGCAGGGCGCGACCGCGAGCACGCTGCAGACGACGATGACCGACCCGGGCCCGGCGTTCGAAGTGGCGGCCAACATCTTCTCGGCGTCGGTGCAGATCCCGATGACGATCCTCTTCGGCGCGCAGACAGGCCGGCTCGCCAGCGATCAGGACCAGGCCGACATGGTGGCGCGGTGCAAGTCGCGGCAGGTCAACGAGTTGACGCCGATGCTGGAGCAACTCGTGCGCCGGCTGCAGGCCGCGGGCCTGATCGCTCCGGGCGAGTTCGTGGTCGAGTGGCCGCCGCTGGACACGCCGGGCGACGATGCTAAGGCGGGGCTGCTCGACAAGATGACCTCGGCCATGCAGAAGGCCTTCCAGTCGGGGCTCGCCGAGCCCCTGTTCGACGCCAACGAGCTGCGCCGGGTCCTGAACTTCGAGCCGCGCGCCGATGACGGCATGCCTGCAGAGGGCGAGCCCGCGGCCGGTGGCGAGCCGACAGCAGCGCCGCCCAGGCTCTCCGCGGTGTGACCCGCCCACGCAACCCGATGATCCCCGGAAACGCCGGGGATCGCACCGGGACCGCCGGCATCCTGCGCCGGGCGCTGGCGGAGATAAACCGCCGCTTCGCCGGGCTGCAGGCCGAAATACTCGCGATCTTTGCGCGGGTGCCGTCCTACGCCGTGGGCGAGATGACGGCCAATGACGTGGTGCTGCCCCGCGTGGCCTACGGCCTGACGCCCGAGCAGATGGGCGCCCTGGCCGCGGAGCTGCTGGCCGCCCTGGAGCGCTGGGTGGCCAGCGGGCGCGACCCCGCGAACCAGCTGTGGTGGTCCCGCTACGTCGCCGAGGCCTCGCAGCTCGGCCTGGCGCAGAGTGCGGCGAACCTCACGAACCTGTCGGCCGCCTATGCCGGCGCCCGCAGCCTGGAGACGGTGCTGTACTCCGCGCCCTACCGCAACCGCCTGGCCTTCGCCCAGCTCAAGAGCTACGAGCACTGGACCGGGCAGACGGCCGAGATCCGCACCCGGCTGTCGCAGATCATCGGCCGCGCGGTGGTGGACGGAAAGAACCCCAAGGCGGTGGTGACCGAGATCGCCGACGCGCTGGAGGTCAGCAGGAGCAAGGCCCGGCAGTTCGCGCAGACCGATATCACCGACACGCTGCGCGGGGCGCGCATCGCGGAGGACGAGGCGGCCGAGGAGGACCTGGGCATCCGCACCGGCCTGCTGTGGACCTCGGCCTTCAAGCCGACCACGCGGCCCTGGCACGCCTCGCGCAGCGGGAAGGTCTACACCCGCGACGAGGTGCGGGCCTTCTACGAGCGGGACGGGAACCGATACAACTGCTTCTGTGCGGTCACCAGCTGCCTGCTCGACGCCGCGGGCAAGCCGATCCTGACGGACGGGCTTAAGGTGAAGATGCGGGCCGAGCGCGAGCGGTGGGAGCGCGAGAACCTCGCCACCTGATCGCTCTCCCTACCATTCGCCAGCAACCCACCCCAAGAGGTTGCAATGGCCCGTTCCCGTGTTCACATCCTCTCCGCCGTCAACGCCGCGCACGTAAGCAAGGCCGGCGCGACCTACACCATCCGCGATGTGTGCGGCTGCGTCGACGGCCTGGTGATGAATCAGGCGCTGTACCCCGCCGAGCAGCTCGCAGGCGCCGCGCCGAGCCTGAACGGCAAGCCCGCACCGGCGGGCCACCCGAAGGATGCCGAGGGCCGCGTGATCAGCGCCACCAACGGCGACGCCCTGCTGACCAGCTACATCGGCGCGGTGTGCAAGAACGCGCGCCATGAGGGGGGCCGCACGCTGGTCGATGTGGTGGTGAACGAGGCCCAGGCCCGCGCCCACCCGGATGGCCAGCGGCTGCTCGAGCGCCTGGACGCCGCCATCACCGGCAACAACGCCGAGCCGATCCATGTCAGCACCGGCTTGTTCGCCGAGATGGTCACCGCCAACGGCGAGAGCGGGGGCAAGAAGTACAGCCGGATTGCAACCGGCATCAAGTACGACCACCTGGCCATCCTGCTGAACGAAAGCGGCGCGGGCACCCCGGACGATGGCGTGGGGATGTGGCTGAACGCGGCCGGCGAGCCGGAGCCCATCGAGGTGGTGACCGTGAACACCGAGCCGGAGGACAAGCGCAGCGCCGGCCTGGTGGCGTGGCTGAAGCGCCTGCTGATCGGCAACAGCGCGGACGAAATGAGCTTCGATGCCATCCAGTCCGGCCTCTCGCAGAAGCTCCCGGAGGGGGCCTGGCTGCGCGAGGTTTTCGACCGCTACGCCATCTGGACCGACCGCGACAGCAGGCTCTGGCAACAGGATTACACGATCTCGTCCGATGGCTCCCTAGCATTCGCCGGGCAAGCCAAAGAAGTGCGCCTCGTGCGCGAGTACCACCCTGTCACCAACCACAAGGAAACAGACAGCATGAAACCCCAGATCGTCGCGGCACTGAACGCCGCCGGCATCACCACTGACGGCCTGGACGATGCCCAGCTGCTGTCTGCGTACAACTCCCTGGTCATCAAGCCGCACACCGAGGCACTGACGGCCGCCAACAGCAAGATCGCTGGGTTCGAGGCCGATATCGCCGCGGCCCAGAACGCCGAGCGCGACACCCTGGCCGCCGAGCTGGCGGTGAACAGCTCGCTGACCGTCGATGACCTGAAGGCCCTGCCCCTGGCGCGGCTGAAGGAGCTGCGGGCGAAGGCGGCCCCGGTGGTCGTCGGCAACTGCGGCGGCAACAGCGCGGGCGACGAGTTCGCCGGCTACGACATGAACGCACACCTGAAGGAGGGCAAATAAATGCCGTCTCGCGCCTACCGCGGTCCGAATGACCGCCAGTACAAGACCGTCAGCGACAAGACCGTCGCGGGCGCCTATCTGCCCTGCACGTTCGTCACCGAGTCGGCCACCGCGCTGACCGCGGCCACCGCCTTCGGCCCGAACCTGCGCCTGCTGATCGACCGCGACTTCTACGCCAGCCCGGCGCAGCAGCTCACGGCGACCGACCCGCTGCTCACCGCCTACGCCTCCGGCGACAGCGGCGTGGCCGCGGTGCTGGAGCCTGGCCAGACCTATCAGGTCGCCATGGCCGCGGCCACCTACACCTGGGGGCAGGAGGTCATCGTTGCCGCCGCTGGCCGCGCCGCCGCTGGTGCGAGCACCAACGTGATCATCGGCTTCACCCGGTTCGCCGGTGCGAAGTCGGCCGGCGATCTCGGCGACATCGAGATCTGCATGCCCTACGTCAAGGCCTGACCGGAGAACTGAACATGCTGCTTTTCACGAACGAACAACAGCGCGCCATCAACGCGGCGCGGGCCGGGTTCAACACCCGCATGACTGCGCTGGCCCAGGCCTGCGCTGGCGACATGGTGGGCAATGCGGCCACCGTGCCCATCGACGCCTGGCGCCGCATCGACACCCGGGCGACGCGCATCCAGCGCGATGTGCTCGCGGTGTTCAACCGCCTGGCCGCCGCCAACAGCACGCCGGTGGGCATCGGCGACCTGGTGAGCTACTTCCCGAAGGTCTCCGACTCCGGCGAGGTGCATGTCAGCATGGACGGCCGCAGCGAGGGCTCCGCCGACCAGGCGGTGGTCAGCTACGAGGGCACGCCGGTCCCCATCCTGGACAGCTACGCCCGCATGGGCTGGCGCCAGATGGAGGTCATTCGCAAGGGCCAGACCGCCCTGGACGTGGAGACCATCGCCAACCACCAGCGCAAGGTGGCCGAGAAGGTGGAGGACATGGTGCTGAACGGCCTGTCGTCCATCGTTGTCGGCGGCTCGACGATCTACGGCCTGCGCAACCACCCGCAGCGCAACACCGGCACGCACGGCCTGACCCTGGCCACCGCGACGGGCGCCGAGTGGCTGACCGCCGTCCGCCAGATCTGCACCCTGCTGATCGGTGACAACGCCTTCGGCAAGATCACGCTGTTCCTGAACTACTCGAACTGGTTCGTGGCCAGCTCGAACGAGTTCGCCGCCGGCTACCCGAAAACGATCCTGCAGCGCATCCTCGAGATCGAGCAGATCGAGGCCGTGGTGCCCGCGTCGAAGGTGCCAGCCAACAACCTGATCGGCGTGGCCGGCCTGGGGAGCGGCGACTGGGGCTCGATCCTGTCGGCCATGCCGATGGTGACCCGCCCCAAGATGCGCCAGAACCCGGAGGACGACTACGTGTTCGGCGTGATGGCCGCGGTCGCCCCGCAGTTCCGCGTCGACGCCAACGGGCAGACGCAGATCGCCCACACCACCACGAGCTGAACGGCATGCTGTTTCGCATCACCGCGCTCAAGGCCCCGTGGCCAGCAGGCGCCCAGGTCGGCGACATCATCGACCTGGGCAGCGTGCCGGAGTGGGCCGCGGGCAAGTGCGCGGCAGCGCCGGACGCCGGGGCGGCGACGGTGGCCTTCCCGAGCAGCGACAAGGCCCAGGCCGCCCCCGCTGCCGAGGCCCCCGCTGCCGAGCCGGCAAAGCCGCGCCGGGCGGGCAGCAAGGCCTGACGCCCGCCCGCCGTGATCACCACCACCCAGGCGCAGCAGTACCTCGACCAGTCGCTCGGCATCTCGGTGCCTGGGTTCCTGGTCGACGCAGCTGTGGCCAAGGTGGCGACGGCCGAGGCCGCCATGGTCTCCGCCGGCTACAGCGCGGCGGACCAGACGCTGGTGCAGTGCATGGCCGTGGCCCTGATCGCCGCAGCCGGCGCACCCCGCCGCATCGCATCGCAGGGCGCCCCCTCCGGCGCCTCGCGCAGCTTCAAGAACCCGGACGGCGACCTGTCGGCCCTGCGCCGCTCCCTGCTGGCCCTGGACACCGCGGGCACGGTCACTGCGCTGATCGGCCCCGACCCGGCTACCGCCACGATGTTCATGGTGGTGTGAGGGCCGCACCGTGAGCGCCGCAGCAGCCTGGAGCTACACCAGCCGCGCCACCCTGTGGCCCCTGCTGGGCCGCGATGACTGGACCGGCGTCGCCACCTACGGGGGCCCGTTCGTGCTCGCCTGCGACTACAGCGCCGAGGCCATGCGGATGACCGACGCCATGGGACAGGAGTTCACCACCCGCCAGATCATCCACACCGAGCGCGCCGATATCAAGCGCGGCGACATGATCCTGATCGGGGAAAGCGCGCTGCCCTCGCCCCTGGCCGCCGGTGCGTTTGAGGTGCGCGCCGTGACGCGCTACGCCGACACCTTCGGCAATGTGGCCGATGACTTCCGGGTGGCGACCTGATGGCGACCCGCATCGTCAACCGGCTGCCGCAGTTCCGCCACAAGGTGCAGGAGCGGGCGGCCAAGGGCATGACGCAGGCCCTGATTCTCGGCGCCAGCGAGGCCAGCGTGCTGACCCCCATCGATACCTCGAACCTCCTGAACAGCCAGTTCCGCCAGGTCGAGAAGGACGGCGAAAGCATTGTCGGGACCGTAGGCTATACGGCCCAGTACGCGCTGGCCGTGCACGACCCGGACAACCCGCAGAACTTCACCCGCGCGACGGCGGAGAAGGAGTTCCTGAAGAAGGGGTTCGAGAACGCCGAGCCCAACATCCGCCGCGTGCTGGCGGGCGCAATCAAGACCTGACGCGCGCACCGCGCGGGCGCCTCCCTAGCATGCGCAAGCATGTCTGCCGCTGACGCCATCCGATCCTTCATCACCCCGCTGCTGCCCGGCTGGCGCGTGCAGTTCGGCCGCTGGGTCGATGGCCTCGAGTCGGCCCGCTTCGCCGTGCTGCGCCCCGCTGGCGGCCTCCCCGCTGAGCTGGTGCGGCAGCCGCAGTTCACCCTCGCGCTGATCGGCGCCAAGAACGAATCCGCCGCGGTGGCCGAGGCCGCCGCAGATGCCCTCATCGAGGCCATGCGCCTGTCGAGCGGCTCCCTGGTGTTCCTGCAACCGGCCGAGCCGGTCTACATGCCGACCAACGATGGCCGGCCCGTGTTTGAACTCGCCATCTCGGCAATCACCAACTGAGGTTAAAAGATGCCCTCTCCGAAATTTGTAGGCCGGGACGTTGTTGTTTCGTATGCCATCGCGGCGGAAACCGTCAACCCGGCGACCCTGACCTTCCAGCGCCTCGGCTCGATGCGCGGCAAGACCATGACGACCAGCTGGGACACCGTGGACGCCACCGCGGACACCTCGCCGTCCTTCACCAAGGAAAACATCGTCTCCTTCAAGGGCGTGGAGTTCTCCGGCGACGGCGTGAGCTACGGGGAGGCGGTGGCCAACCAGAAGGCGCTGAAGGCGCACGTGATCAACCCGGGCGCCGGCACGGGCAACCAGCCGAAGGTCTGGTTCAAGATGATCGACCCGGACGGCGACAGCTACACCGGCCCGTTCATCGTCAGCGAGTGGTCCGATGAGCGCCCTTATTCGGACGTTGCCACCTGGTCCCTCTCGGCCATGAGTAACGGCGCCGTGTCCTACGTCCCCGTCCCCTGATCTGAACCCGGAGCACTGAAACATGGCCGCCATCACCGCAATCGACGCCAGCACCCCCGCCGGTGCCTTCGCCGCGCCCATCACCACGATGAGCGCAAGCGACACCATCACCTTCGACCCGACCCGCAAGCAGCTGCTGGTGTTCCGCAACACCACGGCCGGCAGCCTGACCGTGACCATCGACGGCGTGGACGGCACCACCGTAGCCATCGAGGGCCTGGGCAACGTCTCGGTCGCCGCTGGCGTGCCCATCGTCATCGCCGCGGGCCTGTCCTTCGCGGTGGTGCTGTCGACCATCCGCTACTACTGCCAGGGCGTGGTGGAGCTGAAGGGCGCCTCGACCCTCACCGTGCAGCTGTTCAACCTCTGATGTGAGCCCGTGCTGGTCGAATGCGGGTTCGTTCGCGCGATAACGGCCGAGGGCACGGAGTGGACCTTTACCCCGTCCCTCGGCCGCATCGCCGCGCTCGGGGCCCCGCATGAGATCGTGGAGCTGTTCGCGGCTCTGCACGGTCCCCACGCCGCGCAGGCGGCGACCTATGTCCTGGCTGGTCTTTGCGATCAGGATGACCCGGCCGCACTGATCGGCTGGCGCGACGAGGCGGGGCACCACGCGGGCGCGATGCCCGACGTCGAGCAGGTGATCCTGGCCCGGCACCTCATGCAGCACGGCATCGTGGGCACCGCCAGGCCGGGCCAGCCCGGTGACGGTGAGTTCAGCGCGGAGTTCAAGGCCGCGGAGTACGTCGCCGCCGCCTGCGTGCACCTGGGCCTCTCGCGCGCCGACGCCGAGGCCCTCTCGATGACGGAGTTTCAGACCATGTTCGAGATGAAATTCCCCAGCAAGAAGGCGCGGCAGGTGCCCACGCGCGAGGAGTACGAGGCGGCGATGAAGCGGGCCGACGAGCTGGAGGCACGCCGTGGCTGAGCAGGTCGGTGGGATCTACTACGAGGTCGGGCTCGACACCGGCAAGCTGATCGACGACAGCCGCAAGGTAGACCGCGAGCTGTCCTCTGTGGCCGGCAAATTCAGCATCGTGGCCGCGGCCGTGGCGGCCCTCGCCGCCGGCATGGTCGCCCTGCGCCTGGCCAAGCTCGCCGACGAGTTCCGCCTGCTGTCCGCCCGCGTCGAGGTGGCCGCCGGCAGTGTCGAGGCGGGCGCTGCCGCCTTCGATGCGCTGGTGAAGGTCAGCCGCAGCACGCAGAGCAGCCTGGCCGGGAACATCGAGGTTTTCAACCGCCTGAACCAGTCGATCCTGCAGATGGGCGGGTCGCAGGACGACACGCTGAAGGTTACCGAGCTGCTCGCCAAGGCCATCAAGGTGAGCGGCGCCAGTGCGGTGGAGGCGAAGGCAGCCATGCTGCAGTTCGGCCAGGCGCTGGGCTCTGGCAAGCTGGCCGGCGACGAACTGCGGTCGCTGCTGGAGACAGCGCCTTACCTCATGCGGCAACTGGCCGACGGCATCGGCGTCCCGGTCGGCGCGCTGAAGCAGCTCGGCGAAGAGGGCAAGCTGACAGCCGACGTGGTGACGAACGCACTCACCCAGGCCGCCGAGCGCATTGACGCCGACTTCAAGAAGTTCCCGCAGACCATCGAGTCCGCCATGGTCGTGGCGCGCGATGCGGCCGCGCTGGCCATCCTCGAGTTCGACAAGCTCAGCGGGACGAGCGCCGCGCTCACCGGCATCGCAACGGGCCTGGGCGAATCGCTGGACGGCGTGGCTCAGCAGTTCATGGCCGCGAACCGCGAGGCCGGCACGCTCGGCAGAAACGATGCGGTCAGGTCATGGGCCGACGGCTCCCGCGTGGCCCTGTCCTACCTGATCGACGCTGCCGACGTGGTGTGGCAGACGCTCAGCGTGCTCGGGCGCAATGTCGCGTTCGTGTTCCGCGGCATCGGCTCGGAGATCGGCGGCATCGGGGCACAGGTCCGGGCCGTGATGAATGGCGACTTCGCCCAGGCGCGGGCCATCGGCGAGGCCATGCGGGCAGATGCAGCACAGCGCCGCGCCGAACTGGACGCGGCCGACGCCCGCACGCTGGGCCGCGGCAAGCTGGCCGGGCAGGCGATGCGCGAAACGTGGGCCACGAACGACGCAATGCGCGGCATTGAGGACCGCGGCTTCACCCCGGCGCGCACGTCAACGCTCCGGCCGCCTGCGGCCACCGGCACCGGCACAGCGGGCAGCGGCGGCCGGGCCAAGAAGCCGGGAGAGCTGCATGGCCCCGAGCCGCTGAAGGACACGCAGTACATCGCAGACATGGAGGAATCCTTCGCCAAGCGCCTCGAGCGCTGGGCCGAGGGCAACCAGCTCGCGCTCGACCGCGCAGAGGAACAGGCCCGCGCCAAGCTGGCGGCCGACCAGGAGCGGCATGCGATGGAGAGCAGCCGCGCGCGCGAGGGTGCGCAGGCTGACATCGTGGGCGGCCAGAACGATCCGGCCGCGGCGGTGGCCTTCTACTACGCGCGCCGCGCCGAGGAACTGGCCCGGCAGCGTGAGGCCGAGCTGCTGACCCAGGCCGAGTACGACGCGACCGTGCTGGCCAACGCACAGACCCTGCAGAACGAACTGCTGCAGATCGCGCAGCAGCGCGTCCAGTCCGAGTCGGACATGCAGCAGGTCATGCTGAGCAGCGTGGGGTCATTCTTCGGCGCGGCGGCCGACATGGCGAAGCAGCACGGCGACGAGATGTCGGGCACCTACCGGGCGATGTTCGCCCTCGCCAAAGGCTTCGCCATCGCCAGCGGCACGGTCGCGCTCTACAGCGCCGCGCTGAAGGCCTTGGACGACCCGACCGCGATCACGCTGCCTCAGAAGCTCGCGAACTACGCGGCAGTGTTCGCGGCCGGCAGCAGCCTGCTGTCCACGATCAGCAGCGTCAGCTACGGCGGCGGCCGGCAGTACGGCGGCCCGGTCAGCGCCGGCAGCCTGTACCGCGTCAACGAGGGCGGCGCCCCCGAGATGTTCATGGGCTCCAACGGCAGCCAGTACCTCATGCCGACGCAGGCCGGCAAGGTAATCCCGGCCGATCAGGTCGGCGGGTCCGGCAATGCCCCGACCGTGATCATTCAGAACATGGGGCAGCCGGTCGCTGTCCAGTCGCAGAGCTGGGACCAGCAGAGCAACACCATGCGACTGACCATTGCCGAGATGTCTCGCCAAGTACGAGAGAACGAAGGCCCGTTCTGGTCGGCCATGAGGGGAAGCACGAACGTGCGCGGCACCCTTTAGCCAGCGAGATTGCTCGTGGGGTGGTGGATGCGCTTTGCGGCGCGGTAGGCATCGTGTGCCTCTCCCGGCGTTACAAAGTACCCCAGGTGCTTGATTCGACCGTCAACGCGTATGCCTGACCGCCAAACGACGCGGCCTTTCCTCTCAACCCGGAAAGCTCCGAGCATGCGCGACGAACTGTCGCGGCGTGCGAAGTGTCTGTTCTGGTTGTTCTCGGTGCGGGTTGCTTCACGCAGATTGGTGATGGCGTTACGGCTGCGGTTGCCGTCTAAGTGGTCGATCTCGGTACGAGGCCACTCGCCTGTCATGTACAGCCACGCCAACCGATGCAGCATGTATGCCTTGCCGTCGATGGTGGCGCGCAGGTATCCGTCCGATCGAAGCTTGGGGGCAAGCGGCTCCCCGGCTTGCTGGCATGTTCTTCCACTCCTACCGGAGACGCTCACGCGGCGGGTGAAGGTGCCGGCTTCAGGGTCGTAACGTAGTAGCTCGCGCAGGCGCGCGGCGGTGAGTTCAGGTTTCAAGGTCAGCCCCTTGGTCAGCACGACGAAGGCGGCAGGCTTGCTGAAGGCTCTTCGGGTTGCATCCCTATCCGCCTACCGCATGCTAGGGAGGGCTGTCCCTAACATGCACCTCATGCCCGCAGCCTTTCCCTTCTCCCTGCGCACGATCGTCCAGGCCAGCAAGTCCCGCACCCAGCCGGCGACCTTCCGCCTCGCCGAGCCCCGGCGCGGCTTCGCCTACGTGCAGCGGGTGGGCACGGATACCCCGGTGTTCTGGGATGTCCAGTTCCGCTTCCGCACCGCCGACGCCGTGCGGTTTCAGCTCTGGTTCCTGACCGTCACCCAGCGCGGCATGCAGGAGTTCACGCTGCCGATCCGCACCGAGTTCGGCACCGTCGACCATGTGTGCCGCTTCCTGCCCGACGGCCTACTCGACACCACGGAGAGCGGCGGGTCGATCACCTACACCGCCCGGCTGATGGCCCGCGCGCAGGTAGTCCCTGCGGAGTACCTCGCCGCAGCCGAGACGATCATCGGCCTGCCCGACTGGGACGGATGGGCCGAATGGCTGGACATCGCGCTTCCCGAGATGCCCGACCCGGCGGCAGTGCCGACCTACGTCGGCCCGACCCTGGCGCTGGACTTCACGACGCAGGATTACCGCGCCGGCGCGTTCCTGCCGACTGTGCCGTTCGCCAGCCTCATCACCTTCACCCGGGCGAGCGCGGCGACGTACTTCGACAGCGCGGGGGTGTTGCGCACGGCGGCGAGCGGCGAGCATCGGATCGACTTCGACCCGGTGTCGCTGGTGTGTCGGGGGTTGCTGATAGAGGAGCAGAGGACAAACCTGTTCGCCAATCGCAGCAGGTCAGGCGCGCTGGTCATCACGCTGGACGCCGGGCCGGCATTGGGGCCGGACTTGCTACCAGCGCATCGAATGGTCCCCCCTGCAGGGCCGGCGTCCTTCCCCGCCCGGTCTTACATCGGCATCCCCAACGCGACAGCCGCCGGCGTGGCTACTGATTACGCGCTGCGGGGCAGGTTTGCCGCCATTGGCGCGGCGGGTTATGTGCTCACGCTGGTATGGGATGCCAACATCAGCGGATCGTCGAACCTGTTTGCGACCGTCAACTTCAACCCGACAACCGGGGCTTTCACGTCGGCGGTCTTGCAAACCGGCTGGTCCAACATCGTGGCGCCTACAGCTGTGCTCAACGCGCAGGGCATGTGGGAGGTGACCTGGGTCGCCCGCTTCACACAACAGACGCCGCAGCGGACCTCTGTCAGTGCTGGCATGCAGATCCGCGACGCTGCAGGCAATGGGTCCTACACCGCCGACGGGACTACGGGCGTCCAATTTGCATGCGTGCAGATCGAGGTCGCAGGCGCCCCGAGTTCGTACATTTACACGACAACCGCCCAGGCCACCCGCGCCGCCGACGTGGCAACCATCTCGGGCGCAGCCTTCACCAACTTCTACCGGCAGGATGAGGGCGTGTTCGATGTCGAGGTGTGGCGGGGGGCGGTGGCGAGCGGGACGGCACAGGCGGCGCTTTCGTTCAACGACGGTACGGCGAACAACCGTCTCGGCGTCATCCTTGAGCAGACGCCGAACCTTCGCGCGGTGACCCTGCGCAACACGGCGGCAGCGGGCCTGCTTTTCACCCCGACCACCGCGAACCAGCACGTGGCCGGCCGCAACAACATCGCGTATCGCTACGCGGCCAATGACCTCGCGATCGCCCTCAACGGCGGCACAGTCGCCACCAACGGCACGCACACGCTCGCCACGATGTCCGCACTGAACATCGGCAGTCAGTTGAACGGCTCATTCCTGAACGGCCACGTCCAGCGCCTGCTCTACGTCCCATCCGCCGCAGCAGCCGACAACGCAACGATTCAAGCCCTGAGCGCCTGACCATGCAGACCTACTACCTCCGCTGCATCGCACCCGACTGGCCGACCATGATCGCCCTCGGCGTGGCCCTGGGTGCGCTGGCCGACACAGAGGGCACGATCACCGCGACCGGTGGCGGGGTCTGGGATGTGATCGGGCCGGTCCACAAGCCCACCGGCGAGCAGGACGCCGACGGCCAGCCCATCATGGCCGCGCTCACCGACGACGATGGGCGCGAGTACCTGCACGCGAACCTGACGACGCCCATTGACCTCCGGCAGCGCGCCGAGCAGATCGCCGCCGACCGGCCCGAGGTGGCCGAAGCGATGGCCGACCTCGGCAGGTTCTTCCTGCTCGATGCGCAGGGCAACGCGCGCGCGCCGGCGCAGCCTCACCGCGTGCTGTTCACCGTGCCCGGGGGCTGAGCGATGGACCGGCGCCAGTTCTGGTCCACGAAGAGCCCGCTGCCCGAGTACCGCGCGGTCGTCTTCGAGAACCCGGCGATGACCGGCCCGTTCCGCCTGGTGGCCGACCAGTTCGCACCCGTCACCCTCGGCGGCTTCGTGCACACGCCGGCGCCGATGACCATCAAACCGCCGGACCAGACCGGCGACGCCACCGCCAGGCTGCAGCTCGCCTTCCCGCGCGCCGTGGTCGGCATGGAGTTCAAGCGGCAGCTCGCCCTGATCCGCGCCGCTGGGTCGCGCGATCCAATCCGCTGCACGTTCTCGGTCTACCTCGACGACCTGACGACGCCGGCCGTGACGTGGCGCCTGTTCGTGAGCGAGTCGGCGGGGATCACCTTCACCCCCGACGCCGTGCAAGTGGTGGCCACCGACTCCAACCCGATGCGCCGGGCAGTGGCGCCGGTGTACCTCCCGGATGTGTTCACGGGGCTCGAGCTGATCGGCTGAGCCTCCCTACCATCGGGGCGGGTGACGACAGCAACCCTGACCCCTGACCAGTTCGCAGCCCGCGCCGTGGGTATCCCGTGGGCGCGGTGGCAGGCAGAGTGGACCGGACTGGACTGCTTCGGACTTCTCATCCTCTGGCATCGGCACGTCCTGGGCCTGGACATCACCCTCACGCCCGACCCGAGCGGCTCGCACGACAGCACGACGGCCGGCTGGCTGGACTGCGGCGCCGGTGCCGGCTGGCAGCGATGCGAGCCAGAGCCCGGCGCGGTGGCGTTCATGGGCTGGATCGACGGCGCCCCGACCCATTGCGGGATCGTGCTGGCCGGCGACCGCCTGCTGCACTGCCAGGGCAAGGTCGACCAGCCGGGCAGCGTGCGCATCACGCGCGGGCGGGCGATCCGGGCGATCTTCGATGACGTGCGGCACTACCGGCGCGAACCCCAATGCTGACCATCCTGAACGACCCGGCCGGCGCCACCGGTGCACACCGCCACCCCTGGGACTACGCCCTCACGGTGCAGGCCAACATCGAGCAGCACCTGAAGTGGGGCGGCGATGCCGAGGTGCGATGGAACGGCCAGCCGATCGACCCGGCGACCGACCCGCGCATGCTGGCGCCACCCTCGGCCCTGGACATGGTGACGGTGGTCCGCAGGCCGGGCGAGATCGGGTTCTGGACGATCGTCGCGATCGTGGCCGGCTCCGCTGCGCTGGCGGTGGCACTGATGCCGAAGATCCCGGCAACGGCTGCGGCGGGCAAGGACAGCCCGAACAACCGCCTCACCGGGCAGGCGAACGTGGCCCGCGCGTACCAGGCGATCCCCGACGTGTACGGCCTGCGCCGGGTGTGGCCGGACCTGATCCAGCCGAGCACCGTCGAGTACATCGATCAGGTCAAGTACGTGACCGAGTGGCTGTGCATCAGCCGCGGCAAGGGCACGATCACCGACGTGCGGTACTCCGAGACGCCGATCAGCGACATCGGCGGGGCGAGCTTCGAGGTCTTTGAGCCCGCGCCCTCGGCCGGCTACCCGGAGAGCAGCACGACGACGCTGCTCGATGTGCTGGAGACGTTCGCCAGCGACGACGTGAACGGCCAGGAGCTCGAGTACCCGACCCCGTTCGCGGTGGTGACGGCAACCGGCGAGTTCGTCGGCGTGGCGGCAGCGACGACCTTCACCGCGCGCATCCCCGACGCCCCGAGCCTCGCACAACTGAAGAGCCTCGTCCCGTCCGGCACCGCCCGGGTGGTGTTCACGCTGCCCGGCCCGGTGCCGTTCAACCAAGTGTGCACGGTCGCCAGCTTCCTGGTGAGCGGCGCCGACTGCACCTTCACGTTCTCCGGTGTGCCCCCGTGGGGCTCCAGTGTCACGGCCCCTGGCATCGCCTTCACGATCACCCCGGACGGCACCGCACCGATCACCGAGGGCCCGTTCACGCTGCCCCTCGCTGGCGACCGCATCCGATGGAACACCGTGTTCCTGCGCGGCCTCAAGGGCGCCGTCACGATCCGCGCCGAGTGGTGGAAGATCGACGGCGCCGGGGTCGAGATCGGCGGCACGCGAGAGGACGACGACTTCACCTTCACGGCCGACACCTTCGACCAGCGTTTCTACACGACCGAAGTGACGCCGGCAGCAGGGAACGGCCGATACCGAATCCAGTTCACGCGCACCACGAACCAGATCGGCACCCAGGGCGCCGACGTGGCGAAGCTGGAAGAGGTCTACGCCGTCCGCTACTACCCGACCAAGGCCCTGCCCGGGGTGACGGTCATCCGGGTGACGACGAAGGCGACGACCGAGGCGACGGGCTTCTCCGATCGGAAGTTCAACCTGCGCTGGCTGCGCCACGTCCGCACGCTGACGACCGACACCCTCAGCCCCTCGCGCAACTTCGCCCGCGCGATGGCGCATATCTGGACGCTGGCCGGCAACGACCTGGCCGAGCTGGACACGGACACCCTCGCGGCGATCAATGCCGAGTTCGGTGAGGACTCCCCGCTGCTGCGCTTCGATGCCAGCCTAGACGATGCCGACACCAGCCTCGGCGAGCGGCTGCAGACCGCGGCGAACGTCGCGCGGTGCGTGGTGTGGCGCGACGGGCAGCAGTGGACCGTCACGCGCGACCAGGCCCGGCCCGTCCATGAGATGCAGTTCGACTACCGCAACCTGGCCGCCGGCGGCGAGTCGGCGACCAGCTACGCGGCGCACCTTCCAGCGTCGAACGATGGCGTCGAGGTGGAGTACATCGACGAGGCGACGCAGGCAAAGAAGGCATACATCCGGCTGAACATCAGCACCGGCGCGGTGGTGGCCGGCGTGAGCGCGAACCCGCTGAAGATCCAGCTGGCCGGCTGCGCCACGGAAGCCCAGGCCCTGAACCGCGCAAACATGGAAGCCCGGCGCCTGCTGTATCAGCGGGTGGCCATCAACGACACCGCGCTCGCCGATGCTTCGGCCCTGGGTCTGGGTGCCCTGGTGCGCTGGGTCGATCCTGCCGACTTCGGCGGCGACGGGCTGCAGGCCGGCGAGGTGCTGGCGATCAGCGGCGACCTGATCACGGTGAGCGAGCCGGTCGAGTGGGGCGGGCAGACCTCCGGGCGAATCCAGTTCACCGGGCTGCAGGGCCAGAGCCTCGGGGCGCCGGTGGTCTGCTACCCGGCTGGCGAGCAGATCCGGCTGGCCTCTGTGCCGGGCGGCCTCTACCTGGCCGACGACGTGCGCCAGTGCGGCAGCCGGTATGCGTTCGCGGTCGGGCTCACCGGCGACGAGATGGAGGCGGCAGGGCTGTACACGTTGACATCGCTTCGACCTGATTCGGCGGGGAGGGTCTCCCTAGCATTGGTCGCGTACGACGCACGCACCTATGAGGCCGACTGAATGACGACCCCGACCAGCAACCCGATCCCGAGCACCGCCCCGCAGGATCTGCTGTTCAACACCGAGGCGCTGGACGAAGCGATCAACTCGGCGGCGGCGACGTGGCAGGATCGGCTGGGCGGGACGAACTACACGGTCAAGGGTGCGATCAACAGCCTCGCCGCGTTCAACAACCGCGGCACCTGGACCGCGCTGACCCTGTTCAACCCGCGGGACATCGCCCTCAACGCCGGCACCTGGTACGTGTGCCTGCTGCCCCACACCTCGGCGGCATCGTTCGCTACCGACTTGGCCGCTGGCCGCTGGACCGTGCAGCAGGGCGTGACCTCGGCCATGCTGGCACTGGCCAACGCATCGACGACGATCGGCCACACCGCAGGCATCCCCGGCGCAGTCGCGCGCACCGTCGCGATCAAGCTCAACGCGCTGCCCAACGGGCCGACCGACACCGGCGCGGTGGGCGACCGCACGACCGACGATCTCGCGGCGGTCAATTTGGCGATCACGGGTGTCGGCCTGGGCGAGCTGTACCTGAGCAACCGCGACTTCCGGGTGTCCGCGGCGCCGACGAACCCGCGCGGCGTGCAGTTCATCGGCCCCGGGCGGCTGCTGTTGCCTGAGACGAACGGCTTTCGGCAACTGAACACCTACGCCGACGCCGGCCAACTGGTCACCGGGCTGGAGTACCTCTACAGAGTCTTCGCCCGCGTGAACCTTGGCGCGACCGACCCGCTGTCGGCGGTCAATGTCTTTGTCTACGGCGACAGCACGGTCGAAGGGTTTGTCGCGCCGCCTGCCTCAATGGATGGCCGCTTCTTGGTCCAGAACCTGCTGCCGCGACTCTTCGCCGAGCAGGGCGTCGCGAACGTGACGGTCACGAACCGCGGCGTCAGCGGCACAAACTGGTCGAACCTGAACGCCATCCCCGACTTGAGCACGTCCACAGATTTGCTCATCATCAAGTACGGTATCAACGAGGGCGCGCTCGGCGGGACCGTCGCTTCGCGTATCGACTTTCTCGCCACGAACATGCGCGCGAAGCTGACCGCGATCCGTGCGGCGGCGAACGGCGGCCTGGGCCAGTGCGCGATCCTGCTGATGGGTCCGAACTCGGTGAACGACACCGGGCACGGGCGCAATGAAGAGTGGTTCGAGCAGGTCCGCAATGTGTACCTGCAGGCCGCGCGCGACTTCAACTGCGCGTACTTCGACACCTATGGATACCTCAAGGACAGCCGCGTCTCGGCGAACCTGTGGATGGACAACCCGACCCCAGCGAGCACCGGCGACCCGCTGTTCACGCTGAACAGTTCGGTGCACCCGCTGGGCCTGATGAATGCCTGGATCTGGGGGGGTATGGTCAAGCGATGCTTCCCGCGTGAGCATCTGGCGATCTGGGGCACCAACAGCTTCACGTCGACGCCCAGCGATCACTACAACCCGCCCACGTCAAAGACCCCGAATCAGTACCCGTTCGGCATGACCTGGGAACTGGCCCTTGCCGCCGATGGCTGGCCCGTCGACGGCATCTTGGTCACCTACCGCCAGCCCGACACCTACAGCAAGCAGTTCCTCTACCCGCTGTCCAGCCCGAGCGCGGGTCGGACCTTTGAGCGGTGGGCCGCTACGGGCACAACTTGGGCCACCTTCTGGGCGGGGCAAGCTGTCGTTTTGCCAGGGTCGAACTCCTGGGTTTCCTTCGGGTCTGGATTTGCCACCGCTACGGCAGTTCGAGACGCGCAGGGGATCGTGACCGTCGATGGTCGAATCAGGAGCGGCACGACGACCGCAGGGACCACGATGGTGACGCTGCCGGCCGGGTATCGCCCAGAGGCTGATCACATGTTCTTGGTGGCAAGCTCCACGACGACGCCTGTCCGGGTCCGCGTGACGACAGCCGGCGCGATCCAGTGCGACAGCGCCGGGGACGCGACCGCGACCTCTCTGTCGGGGATCACTTTCCGGGCTGCGTGGTGACGCCATGAAGCTCCTGCACGCCCTCATGGCCGCCGCGCTGACCATCGCGCTGGGCCTGACCCTGGGCGCCTGGTGGCCGGGTGCTGCCGCGGCGGGTGCGTACTTCGTCGGCCGCGAGATCGCGCAGGCCGAGTACCGCTGGATCGAGCGCCACGGCGACCGGCTGCGGGCAAACATGCCCGCCCTGGCAGTGCTGACCGACCCGCGCGGGGTGTGGTCGGAGAAGTCCTGGCTCTGGGATGCCGCGCTTCCATGCGTGCTGGCCGCGCTGCTCGCTTGGTACGGCCCGGCGTTGCTCGAGATGGCCCGCGCGTTGACCTGAAGGACTCCCCATGGACCTGATCATCACCGTCTGCCTCGCCCTCGCCCTCGGCGCTGTGCTGGGCTTCCTCGTCGGCGCCTGGCGGGCCAGCTGCACCACGGGGCAAAGCATGCGCGCCGTCATCCTCGGCGGCGGCCCGCGCCCGACCAACCCGGTCTGAGCCCATGCGCCGGCTCGCCCTGCCCGCCGGCCTGCTGTTGGCCGGGGCCATCCACAACCAGGCGCACAAGTGGGCCAGCCCCGAGCAGTCCGCATTCGTCTGGAATGCCACCGGCGCCGGCCTCGCGCTGGTCCTGCTGTGCTGCGTGGCCTGGGCGCACCGGGACAGCACATCGGTCCTGCTGGTCTGCGCGCTGCTGGCCGGCTGGGCTGCCCAGACCGCAGGCTGCTCGGTGGCGTGGCTGATCGAGCCCTGGCGCATCGAGCCGGGCGGCGAACTCTGCAGCGACCGGCTCGGCGCACCACTCGGGACGCTGGGCTGCATAACAACCCTGCTGGTCGCGGCGGCGATCTACAAGCGAGCACGACCCCATGACTGACCCCACCATCCCTGTCGCCACGGCGGCAAGCGCTGGCCTCGGCGCGATGATCCTGGCGACCCTTGGCGTGGAGCCGCAGGCCCTGCTGTGGGGCGCCGTGGGCGCTTCCATCGGCTTGACCGTTGCGCCGGCGTCTGGCCGGGTGCGCGCGGTCCTGATGTTCTGCGCGGTGGTGATGATGTCGGCCCTCGCCGGGACGTACTTCGCGATGCACCACATGGAGGGCAGCAGCGTCGCGCGCAACGCAGCGGCGGCGGCAACCGCGGCCCTGTTCCACCCGCTGTTCACGGCGGCAGTCGCTGGCTTGCCGACCCTGATCGCCCGATTGACCGACCGACTCGGAGGGCCTGCCCGATGACCCCGCTGGACATGCTCGTCTTCTGGGCATCTGTGGCCCTGGCCCCGGCCTACCTGTGCCGGCTGGATGCCGTGCGCTTCGGCACCCATGCGAGCCCGGTGGTGGTGTTTCACCTCGCGCTGTTCATGGGCTGCCTGTCGGCCGGCTATCACGGCTGGACGGGGAGGGTGGACCTGTCCGACGTGGCCGCCCTGATCGCTGCCGGCGCGTGGCTGGTGGTGAGCTGGCCGACATGGACGCAGGGCGCCCCGGCGCATGCGTTGCGCGAGCAGGCCACCGAGCTGGAATGGCCGGGGCTGTCGATGGCGCGGCGGGATGAGGATCGGTCATGATCACGCTGCAGCAGGCCCTCGAAGACGCGATCCTGCCGGCGCTCCCGCTGATCGGCGTAGCCGACACGCCCGAGGCCCGGGTGCTGATGCTGGCGATCGGGCTGCAGGAGAGCGCGTTCCGGCACCGGCGCCAGGTCATCGACGGCGGCGGGCCGGGGCCGGCCACGGGCTTCTGGCAGTTCGAGCGCGGCGGCGGCGTGCGCGGGGTGCTGCGCCACGACGCCAGCAAGGTGCGGGCCGTCAAGCTGTGCACCGCGCGCCAGGTGATGGCGACCGAGGAGCGCGTCTGGACCGCGCTGCAGACCGACGACATCCTGGCGGCAGGGTTCGCCCGGCTGCTGCTGCTCACCGATCCGCGCCGGCTGCCCAGCATGGATGACCCGGGCGGCGCCTGGGACTACTACATCCGCAACTGGCGGCCGGGCAAGCCGCACCCGGCGAAGTGGCCGGGGCTGCATGCGCAGGCGCGGGCGTACATCGTGGGGCGGATGGGGTGATCCCAGGCCTTGCCCTCAAGCTGACCGCCGCCGGCCTGGCCCTGAGCCTTGCCGCCCTCGGTGCGCAGTCCTGGCGCCTGCGCGGTGCGCACCTCGAGCTCGCCGAGCAGGCCCGCGCCCATGCCACCGAACGCGCCACCCTCGCAGCCGCCGCTGTCGACGCCGAACAACTCGCCAGATCCGAGGAGCAACGCCGTGTCCAAGCCATCGCCGAAATCGTCCACCATCAGGCCCAGCGGGCGGCCCGTGCAGAAGCTGATGCTGCTCGCGCTGCCGTTGCTGCTCGCGGCCTGCGGGACCGTGCCGCAGCCCTTGCCGCCCGTGGTGGTGGCGCCCCCGGCGATCCCGCCGCTCCCCCCGAGTGCGCGCCAGCCCGATCTACCGGAATGGTGCTCGCCGACGTGCTCGGCCGGGTTGACGAGGCTGCGGGAGAGCTTGCTGCAGCCCTCGACGCGGCCCATGGCGCCGGCGTCAGCTGCGAGCGGGCCTTCGATGCGCTGACAGCGCGGCCGGGGCCTTGATTCCCCTCTAACCGGCCTGCGGAAACCCGCGCCGATACGTGCGAGAATCCGGCCGCAATGGTTAGAGGGATCGGGCTGAAACCCGCGCCGATACTAGTTTGTCGCGCTGGTTTGGGACCAGTAGGTCGCGAGTTCGAATCCCGCCGCCCCGACCAATAAATCAACGACTTAGCGCAGTATCGGGAAACCGCCGACTCTAACCAGACGGGTTTCCTCTAACGGGTCGACCGTGATACCTGCGGTTTTCGGTGCCGGATGTAGTCGGCCGTTTGGCCTTCGGTGCTGTGCGCGCCCTTCCGCCTGGCCGCCTGCATGCCCTGCTGCTCCTCGGTGTCGGTCAGCGCCTTGGCCCGCAGGTCGTGGAAGTGGGCATCCTTGATCCCCGCGCGCTCGCAGGCCCTGCGCCACGCGCTCGACATGCCCCAGTAGCCGGCCTGCCGGCCGCTCTGCGTGGTGAACACCCAGGCCCCGGCATCGAGGTCAACGACCCGGCGCCCGCGGCGCATCTCGCGCAGCCTGCGCACCACGTCGACCAGCTTCGGCGTCCAGCCGATCAGCACCTGGGCGCCGGTGCTCCCTGCGGTCTTCTCCGGCCGGAACGTGATGCCGGCATCGCCGATGGCTCCCCACTGCAAGGCCAGGAGATCGGCGATTCGCTGGCCGGTAAGGTAGGCCATGTCGACCAGCGCCGCCAGCATCAGGCCCGAGCGTGTGCGCTTGCCGTCCAGACCGTAGCAGCCGGCCACCTTGATGCGCCGGACCTCGCTGTCGGTCAGATAGCGCCCCCGCGGCGGGGTCGGCATCGTGCGGATCACGCCGACGACCGGATTCGACCCGGGCTCGCGCCAGCCGCGTTCGATCGCGAACCGCATCAGCTCGCCGATCTGCGCGCGGTAGAGGTTGTGGGTCTTCGGCCGGTCGCGGAACTGCTGCAGGAAGCCGGCGATGTCCTGCGGGCGCATGTCGCAGGCCCTGAACTCGTCGAACTCCTCAGCGATGACTCGGCCGCGGGCTCGCTCGTCGCGCTGCGTCTTCTCGGCATGCGCCGACATCACGTCACGCTCCCATGCTGCGATCACCTTGGGCATCAGGTCGTCGGCCACCACCGGCGCGGCCAGCTCGGCGGCCAGCGCAGCATAGAACGCCGGCAGGCCCTCGCTGACGCGGGTCAGCTTGATCCACACGCGGCGCTTCCCATCGGCGCGCACCAGGTAGTACCGGCCGCTGACTATGAATGTGCCGCGTGCCGGCCCCTTGGTGCTGGTCATGCCATGGCCGCCTTCTGCCGTTCGGATCGACGCACGGGGCGCCGCTGCTCTGCCGGGCCCATCTGCCCGCGCGTGACCGCATCGTAGTGGGTCCGCTCGAGCAACACCCGGCCGCGATGGATCGTGGCGCGGTGGAAGCCTCGCTCCAGCAGGAATCGCAGCTGATCGGACGGGCGCCGGTAGCCGGTGAGCTCGAGCAGCTCGGTGTCGTCCAAGGTAAGGCCGGCAGGCATCAGGCTCGATCCTCCAACAACTCCCCGCGCCGCCCCTGCCACCTGTCGCACACGGCGACCGCCACGGTGGGGAACTTGCCGACGTTGCACCACGGCCCGTGCGCAGCCGTCACGCCGTTGGCTTCGGCGCGCGGCAGGAGGAACGTGCAGTTCGCGCACCGGGGCGGATCGCGGTCGTAGTCGTGGCGAGCCTTGAAGGACGCGGCACCGGTGAGGCGCGCGGCGCGGCGTTTGTTGACGGCGCCCATCAGCCCGCCTTCCGCCTGAAGCGCGCAGGCCAGTCGTTCGCGTGCAGCAGGAACGGCGCCGCGCCCTTGAACCTTGCAACGACATAGCCCTCGGTCACGGCCATCACGCGGCAGGTGCGGTCGTCGCGCGACAGCCAGCGCTCGCCCGGCTTCGGCCAGTCTGCCTGCTTCTCGCGTTCGGCGATCGCCTTTATCGCGCGTTGGCAGGCATTGCGCTCGCGACAGTAGACGCGCTTGCAGGTGTCGACGTGACAGATGACGCGGCTGGTCAGCATCATTTGGCGTCCGGTGGCGAGTATTCGTGCTTGGCGAGCAACTCGGCCACCCTTGCGGGCAGTGGGGTCACCACCAGCTGTGCCCGGATGCGAGCCCACCCTGCGCAGATCCGGCCATCCCTCGGCGCGTGGCACAGGAACGGGTATCCCTCAGCTGCCGACTTGAGGAGGTCCAACTGTGTCTGCAGGCAGCCATTCGGCACGCTTCCTGGTTGGCAGGCACATGTGGTGCACATCTGGTCGCGCAGCGTGGCCAGGCCCATATCGGTCAATCCCGCCGCCTCGAGGCGGCGGCGCCCGAGCTCGGCCAGCCGTGCGGCGCTCTTGCCCATGGCCTGCCCCTGTGGCGTCACCCGGCTGTGCGTCATGCGTCGCATCCCTTTCCGGTGGCGCCCGGGTCGCTCGCAGCGGTGAACCGGTCCCATCGGATCCAGCCCTGCTCCGGGCAGTGGAACCCCCAGCTTCGCACCCGCGGTCCGGTAATGAACAGCGTCCAGCATGGGCGCATGCTGTAGGACGGGCCGCCGTAGCTATCGGCCAGCAGCTCGATCCGATGCGGCGCCGGCCCCCAGCGCAGCGCCATCGAGCCCGCGCGGCGCAGCGTCCGCTTGGCGATGCCGCCGGCGCGGATCGTGTGCTCGAGGTAGCTGCCGCGCAGGATCAGGCTCGCATTGAACAGCCACGGATGATCGTGGTGGGCCCGTTCGTCGTCGCTGCGCGCGAACTGGTGCAGGTAGACGTTGAACACCGGGTTCCGAGGCAGCACGAACCAGCGGAACAGGTAAGGGTCCTGCCGCCCACCGATGATGAAGTCGGGCGGCCGGCGGGTGATGCGGGCGATGATTCGATCAGCCAGCCGCATTGCGAGCCCCCCTCACGCTGACCACATCCTCGTGGTGCCCCATCGCCAGCGGCTGCAGCGGGCGCTGCTCGATGGTCAGCACCACGCCCAAGCGGCGCGCATCCGCGGCCAGCGCCTGGGCCGCGCGCAGCACGTCCAGCGGCCTAGCTGGCGTGTTGGCATCGGCGCGGGCCTGCAGCGCCTCGTATTCGGCCTGGGTGAGTGCCTTCACGATGCCATCCACCGCAGCAGGTCTGCCAAGAAAAACCACATCGGCGCCACCACCAAGACAGCGGCGCGCATCACGCCGCCTCCGTCTGCACCGCAAAGTCCTCCAGCGACTGCCCACCCGCCAGCGCCGCCTTGATCCACCTCGGCTGCTGCCCGCGCCCGCTCCAAGTCTCGCCGGTGTGCGGGCTGCGGTACTTGACGGTGCGCGGCAGTTCGGTGCGGGGCCCGAGGGCATCGCCGAGCACCTGGTGCAGGTCCGGCTCGCCGCCCTCGCTGTCACCGGCTCCGCTCTCCTGGTCGCTGTCGCGCGGCCCGCCTTCGTCGTCGCCGCCGTGGATGCCCAGGAACGCATCGGTCGCGCGGTCGGCCTGGGTCTCGGAATCGGCCAGCAGGTCGCCCTGGCCGGGGTTCGATTCGGGGTGGTCGCGCTTGAAGGCCTCGGTGGTGCCGTCGATGGCCGGCTCTGGCGCCACCGGCGCGGCCAGCGTGAACTCGATCTCCTGGCTCAGCTTGCCGCCCAGCTTGCCGAGCTCGGTCTCGTCAACGTCGTTGCTGCCCACGCGGCACAGCACCTCGACGCTGCCGCCCTCCATCGGCAACACGCGCCACTTGTCGACCTTAGCCCCGCCGATGACGATCGCGGTCTCTTCGTCGATGCCGTGCAGCACCGTCATCGTCCAGCCCTCGAAGCAGCGGTCCAGGTGCACCGCGTCGATGACCTTGCAGCGCAGAAGCGGGGTCGCGGGCTCCACGCCGGGGAGCTGGTCCTGGCCTTCGACGGGCATGAACAGCGACTCGCGCAGGCCGGGCGCCAGCAGGTCCAAGAAGGTGTTGGCCGTGATGATCTTCAGGCCCATGGAGAAGGCCAGGACATCATCGTCGCCGTGTTTCTCGGTTCGGACGGCGAACGTCGCCAGCTTGGCGGTCATCGGGGAAGTGATCTCGAACATGGGCGCCTTTCAGTGGTTGGCGGGGTGGTGGGGGAAGGGGTCAGTAGCAGCCGTGCGGCACGCCGTCAGCCTCGTTGCGGGCATCCCAGCGCGCCTCGGACGCGATCGACCGCGCCTCGCGCTGGAACTCGCGTTGCTCCTCGGCGGACTCGCGGCGCATGCGGGCGATCTCGGCATGCAAGTCGTCGACAGCCGCGGCTGCCTCTGCCACCAGCTCGGGCGTAACCGGCCCGGCTCGCAGGCGCGCGGCGAGAGTCTTGCGGGCCTCTGCGGCTGCTTGGGCGGCTCGGTAGGCTTGATGGTCGAATGGCATGCGTGTCCTTGGTGGTGGGGAAGGGTGGCCCGGCCCCGTGGGTTCGCTGGGGTGCGTCGCGGGCCGTAGGGGGTCAGGCAGTGGCGCTCTCGGCTGCCGACCCGATGGCTCTGCCGTAAGCAACGCACTCGGCCAGCAGCTGCTCGCGCGGCACGCCGGAGCGCAGCAGCTCCAGCGTGGCCAGGGCGCCGGCCATGAAGGCGCGGCGGTGATCGTTCGGGCGCTGCTCGTCGGACCAGGCGTCGGCCAGGGTGCCGGGGGTGGTGCTCACAGCGTGCCCCCGGTGGCCGCCGCAATCGCCGCGTTGCACTGCGCCAGGTCGTCGGCTGTGCCGTGGTTTGCGACGTAGGGCACGGCAAGCACCAGCGCGTCGAGCAGCGCCTGCGCCGAGGCCTGCAGCCGGGTGCGTGCTGCCGCCTCTGCGGCTTGGCGTGCACGCTCCACCTCGGCCAGCCGCTCGGCTTCCCGGGCCTGCGCCGCGCGAGCCTCGTCCTGCTGGCGCTTCAGCTCCGCGCGCTCCGCGTCGATGCGCCGCTGCTCGGCCGCCCGCGCCTCGTTGGCGATGCGGTCGGCTTCCGCGCGCTCGGCGGCAGCCTTGGCATCGGCGGCCCGGCGCTCAGCTTCCGCAGCCTCGGCCAGCCGCCGCTGCTCTGCACGGGCTGCTGCCTGCTCGGCCTCCAGCTTCGCACGCTCCTGCGCCAGCCGGGCAGCCTCTGCGGCCTGCTCGGCGGCGACCCGTTCGCGTTCGACGCGCTCACGCTCGGCGGCCTCGGCCCGCAGGCGCTCCAGTTCAGCCCGTTCGGCCTTGATGCGTTCGGCCTCGGCTTCCTGCTCCACGGCGCGGGCGTGCAGGTCGCGCAGCGTGGCGAGTGTGTCGGCCTGGGCCTGCGCCGCTGCCGGCGCCAGTTCCTGGAAGTCGGCGCCGATCTCCATGGCAACGATCAGCTTGATCTTGGCCTCGATCTCGGCCGCGGGCTTGCCGACCGCGCGTGCTGCCACGGCCTTGATCTGGTCGATGCGATCCTGCAGCGCCGCGACGCGCTGGCGCTCGGCTTCGACGCGGGCCTGCCGCTCCTGCTCCTTCTTCGCCTCGGCCGCACGGATCTGCTCGTCGATCGGTGTTTCCAGCTCGAGGATGGCGCCCGTGATGCGCCGAGCTTCGTCGTCGATCAGGCGCGAGCGTTCCAGCGCCGGGGCCTTCAGTTCCTTGCGCTTGGCCTCCAGCGTCGTGCGCAGGCGGACCAGCTCCATGCGGGCCGCGCGCGCTTCCTTGTCGCCCTTGGTGGTGCTCAGGTCGAACGCGATGCCGGCGAAGCGTTGGCGCAGGTCAGCCAGGGCAGCGGCAGTCGGCTGGTACTCGGCCAGCGCGGTGGTGATGGCGGGGGTGGTGTCGATGGTGTCTTGCATGGCGATCTCCGATCAAGCCTTCGCGGCCGGGAACTTCCGTGCCACCATCGCCCGCAGCTCGGCGCGCTGGTCGTCGGGCAGGTGCTCGGACTCGTCGAGCACCAGGTCGGCCACGATGGGGTCGGTGCACTTGGTGATGGCGTCGGCGAGCTGGGCGTAGGTCTTCAGGCTGGGGTCGGCATCGCCGTCGCTGCCCGACGGTTCGGACACGCTGACGAAATCGCCCTCCAGCACCACGCCGCGGCCTTCCTCGACCGCGTTCGACACGGTGATGGCGTTGGCCAGTTCGATGCTGGCGGGCATGTACTTCAGCACCTGCAGCAGCGCGACCTTGCGCGCGTACATCTCGAAGTTGTTCTCGTCGGTGTTGGCGTAGTGCCGGCCGCCGACCTTGTTGTACTTCTTCAGGTGCTTGGCGACCTTCGCGCGGCTCCACACTTCGATAACCGGCATGGCCGCATCGCGCACGCGGCCGATGGCGTAGACGTGCGTGAACTGCTCGTCGTCGCCCCCGTCGCCGGGCTTGTGGCGGCAGAACGGCGCGTCGCCCAGCTGGTACTCGAAGTCATCGCCGGGGCGCACCGCGCCGGTCCAGACCGTCGCCCGGCCGCTGCGCGCCACCAAGTCGACCAGTCCCTTCCAGCCGGGCACGAAGGTGCAGGTCTCCTTGTACGGGATCAGGTAGCCCTGGCCATTGATGCCGGGCTCCAGCCCGAGCTGCGCCGCGGTCATGATCGACGCGGCGATGCTCTGCGGGCTGCACGCCTGGAGCGCCGGGGTCGTGCTGAATGCGGTCAGCGCCAGCCGCGCCATGCGGTCGGCGTTCATGTGCTTCGGCAGCGCCAGCGCGAGCTGCGGCTTCAGCTTGTCCATGAATGCGCTGAACTTGGCGACAGGGTTGGCGGGCTTCGTGCCGTTGCGGATCTCGTCGAGACTGGTGGATGCCATGTCGTTTTCCTTCCTTCGTTGGTGAGTACTTCAAGCCGCCCAGCGCGGCAGGGTGATGAGCTGGATGTCGTCGCCGTATGCCGGCCAGGAGTTCGTGCGCTGGCACTCGGCGAAGCGGTCCAGCAGCGCCCGGTTCAACTCGCGGCCCTTGTCGAGCCCCGGGTCGTCCAGCATGTGAGCGCAGGCCGCGAACGGGTGCTCTGTCTCGACGGCCACGAACACGAAGCCGAGCACCTTCTTCCCGCTCGCGCGTTCGTACCCGTCGGAGTACCAAGCGGCCTGCCGGTGGTAGCCCTTGCGGGCCACTTGGCGCGCGAACTCGTTGGGGCTCGCGTCGCTGTAGGTCTTCAGGTCGAGCAGGATCACGCTGTCGTCGTTGACCGGGTGCACCCAGTCGGGCCGGCAGCGGCAGAGCAGGCCGGTCGCGTCGTCGATCCAGTAGGCCGACACCTCGGGATGCCCGCGCGACAGCAGCTCGGCGATCTGCGGCAGCCGGCGCACGCTCGCGGCCTGGGCCTGGGCGACGCGCACCAGTTCGGCCGACACCACTTCAGCGGCGCCGACCCGGGCCGTGAAGTCGCGCCACCAGTCCATGGCCTCCAGGCTGTCCGGGCTGGGCTTCTTCGCGTTCCACTGCGCATCGGTCGGCCGGCGCGGCGCGTTCGCCGGGATCGTGACGTAGCGCCGCGGAAACTCGGCAGGCTCGAGCGTGGCGCAGTGCGCCAGCGTGCCCTCCAGCTGCCCGGCCCGCACTGTACTGGGCGGCCGGTTCGGGTCCAGGTGCTGCGCCCAGCAGTGCGCCGGGCTGCGGGCCATGGCCGACAGCACGCTGTTCGACACGCCGGGGCCTGCGTGATAGGCCTCGTTCGGCAGGTCGTGGATGACACCCATCAGGGCGCGGTCGGGCGCGTTCACAGCTCACCCCCGAGCGCCAGGATCTCGCACTCCCAGGCCGCGGCATCCTTGCGCCAGGCCCGGATCTGGTCCTCGCGCGGCCAGAGGCTGGTGGCCTCGTAGGCGGCATCCCGGCGCGCCTCCCGCACCCGGTAGCGCAGCCAGGCGATGCGCGCCGCGCGCCAGAGGCCCAGGGCGGGGCGGGTGATGGTGGCGGCGGTCATGCGAACACCGTCCACAGCAGCGCGCAGGCCGCACCGACCATCACGCCCACGACGAACAGCACGCCGCGCGAGGGCCGCTGCGCACAGGCCCGCAGCCCGTCGATATACCCGTGCGCGTGGCCCTGGGCGTAGTCGCGGCCGAGCATGGGGCGCGCGTCTTCGGCGTCCATCGCGGCGACGGCGCTGTTCGTGTGCTCGAGCACCGGGATGCGGTGCAGTCCCTGGTACGGCGCAGGCACGGCTTCGTCGGCAGCAGTGCCGGCGAGGTAGGTCTGGTGTGTGGTGCTCATGGTCATCCTCTTGCGGTGGCCTGCTCCCAGGCCTCGTCCAGCTTGTCGATCTGCTTCTGTGTCGGCACATTGCCGGCCTCGATCTGTCGGCGCAGGCTGTCGAGAAAGCTGCGCTGCCAATCGCTCAGGCGCCCTTCGCGCTGTTCGCAGTCGTCGATCAGCGTCAGGTACTGGTCGGCCCATTCGCTCATGTCAGCCTCCAAGGGCAAAGAAGATGCAGGCCACCACCAAGCCGATGGACATCAGCAGGTCGGTGATGCGCCAGTGGGACTCGGGGCACTCGCTGTGCTGCGGGCCGGGCTCGCGGTCGAGGTCAGGCATCACAGCCCCCTCGCCGCTTCATACCGCCGCACCGCATGCGTCTCGGCATCGTCCCGGCGCTGCTGCTCGATGTCGGCGCGGATGGCGTCGTGCCACTGCTCCAACACTTCGGGCGCGAACTGGTCGGCCTCGATCCACCGGCCATTGATCAGCGCACGTTCAGCGAGCGGGCCGAAGTCTTCGTCGTGGCTGTACTCGATCACGGCCTCGCTGCCACCAAGCGGGGCGCGCAGGAACTGAGAGGCGGGACCGGGGATGCAGGCACCGTGGCCGCGAAGCAGGTTCAGCTCCATCGCCAAGTCGGTCAACAGGATTCCAAGCTCTGCGGCAAACACCGGGTAGCAGGTGCCGCCGTCTTCCTGCGATGCAGCGCGGGCAGCAGCGAGAAGGCGGGTCGAGTCGATAGCCTGGTGCGCATCGTCCACGGCAGTGGCGCGCATGCGGCGCAGGGTGTCCCGGGCAGGGTTCGGCGTCGGCAGCGCAACAACCGGCGCAGGATCGGCGCGGTCGTGCGCGATTGCCGGGGGCGGCACTGTCGATGCGACAGCGGCGAGGCGGAGGGCGAGGGGGTGGTTCATGGTGGCGGCTCCGGGTCAGACCAGATCGCAGTAGACGAACGTGCCGCACTCGTCATCGGCGACGACTTCCATCTTTGCCAACGAACCGAAGTAGCCGACGATCCGGTCAGCAGCGGCGCTGTTCACGCCGTCAAAGCTGTAGGTGAAGGCGCGGGGGCCGCGAATGGTGATTTCGACCGGCACGCCAGCGACCTTGCTGATGTGGTTGGTCAGGCGGGTCTTGTCGGCTGCTGCGGTGGTGGTCATCTGTCTCTCCGTTGGCCGCGGGGTGCGGCATGGGGAGAGTATGGGGCAACCCATGCGATTGGGTCAATGGGCGAACCCATACAGACGGGCACCATTGTTTGCATTGAAACAAGCGCGCCGATTGTCTCGATCTATCGAAAGTCAGTTTTGCGTCATGGAACGCAGCATCGCGGTCAATGAAACGCGCTGCGGGTCGGTCAACCGGCCGGCGAGGGTCATCAGTTCGGAAAGCTGGGCCGCGTGCTCAGGGCCGAAGATCAGGTAGTCAGCAGACACGCCGAGCGCCCGGCAAAGCGCCGGCAGGCAGTCAATACGGAAGCCGCGCCCCTTCTCCATGTCCGAAACAATGGATTGGTCGCGGTCGATTGCGGCCCCGAGCTGGGCCTGGGTCATCTGGCGCTCCAGGCGCAGCCGCTTTATGCGTGCGGCAATAGTCTCCATGAGCGCTACTGTCCTCCCTTGATAGGGGCTATCAATGGACAAACCCATATGGGTTATGCCATGATGCGGCCATGACCAAAGACCAAGCCGTGGAGCATTTCGGCACGCAGGTGGCGCTTGCGGCAGCGCTGAAGATGCACCAGAGCACTGTTTGTGCATGGGACGAGGTGCCCGCGCTGCGCCAGATTCAGCTCGAGCGGCTGACGGGCGGCAAGCTCAAAGCCGACCCCGAGTGCTGGGGCGCGGCGCTGAACGTAGAGCAGCAGGGCGCCGCGTGACCCCCAGCCTCGACACCCTGAGCCCGCGCGAGCGTGAGTACCTGGTGCTGTACGCCCAGGGGCTGACCATGAAGGAGATCGCGCGGCAGGTGAACCGCAGCCATCGGACCATTGAGCTGGTGCTGACCCACGCCAAGGAGCGCACCGCCGTCAAGAACCTGGTTCAGCTCGTGGTGATGGCCGCGAAAGCTGGGTGGGTCTGACCGATGACCTCCTTCCCGCCCCGCTGCCGCGCCGAGCTGCCGAGCACGGCCACCCCCGACAGCCCCATCAGGTGCAGCAAGCGCGCCGAGTGCCAGCGCCACCGCGATTGGCTCGCGCAAACCGGGCCGGTCGGCGACGGCATGAGCGTGGCCTGGGCCTGCGACCGCAACTCCTTCGATGCGTTCGTGCCGGTCGGCACGGCGCGGAACTGAGCTATGGACTGCCTGCACCCAACCCTTCGCGGGGCTGTCGGCGTGGAAACCTCGGTGCAGGCGGTCCGCCCCCGTCTCCTGTCGCGCCTGTTCGTCTTCATTGATGGCGCGGCTTTCAACCCGGCCCGGGGCGACTCGGGTCGGGCTTTCTACAAGCGCAAGCCCCTCTCCAGCATCAGCAGCAGCCGCCGAACCATGTCGGCCACCTTGGCGCGTGCCCAGGTGTGGGGGTCGGGCAGGGGCATGGGTTGTTCCGGTGGTGTGGGTGGATGACATGGCTGAACTGTCGCTCACCCCCGCCGAAAGAGCCCGCAAGTCGCACGCCAAGGTGTTGCAGGCCATGCAAGACCCCGGAACGGCGCGCAACGTGGCGCAAGTCCTCGGCGTGAGCGAGTCCACGGTAAGCCGGATCAAGAGCGAGAAGCTCGAAGACGCGATCACCCTGCTGTGTCACCTCGGGTTCAAGGTCGTGCCGGTGGGCATGCGCTGCTACCCCGAAGAGTACGTGCAGGCCCTCCACACCATGGCGAAGATGCAGATGCAGAGCAGCTCGCCATCACTCGACTGGGACGACTGATGACCCCCACCCGCTGCAAACCCAACCAGCTCGCCATCGTCGAGCACAACCGCTCGGGCCTGAGCTGCTTCGCAGGGCTGATCGGCATGCCCGTGGTCACCCAGGCCGTCGAGTACGTGCACCCGGTCCTGGGGCCGGTGTGGCGTGTCGGCCAGGCCGTGCCCTGCGCGCGGTGCGGTGGCTCGGTGCGGAACTTCCTCGATGCCGACCTGCGGCCGATCGAGCCGCCTGCGGTCGATGGGGCGACGATCACGACGCTGGTGGTGAATGTGCCGGAGGTCGAGCAAGCATGACTCTCGAGCACATCACCCCGCCCAAGCGCGGAGGCCGCGCGCCCCTGACGCCCGAGCAGCGCGCCGACCTGGCCAAGCGCTACCCGCACGAGAGCAACGACGCACTCGCCGAGCGCTACGGCTGCGAGGTCCACAGCATCAAGAACCTCGCCGCGGTCAACGGCTGGAAGAAGTCCAAGGAGCGCAGAACCGAGGCCGCACAGCGCGGCAAGCCCGGGGAACTGCGGGCCGCGATCCGTCAGTACGCATCGACCCGCCCCGACGGCTTCACGCAGGTCGAGGTGCGCAAGGCGGTGGGTATGACCGCGATGCGGGTGAGCAAATGCCTCTGGGTGATGACGAACGCCGGCGAGCTGCATGCGGCGCGCAGCGACGGCGCGCAGAAGCGCTGGTTCTCCTGCCCGACCGCGGCGCGCGAGTTCGAGCTGGCGAAGGCGCAGGCGGTGCTGGCGCAGCCGGACGCCGCCCCTGCCCCTGCTGCAGCCTCGAGCTACGGGCGCCGGCAGGGCCTGCCGATGTCGCAGGTCCGACCCGCCGAGCAGTACGCCCGGCAGACGGCCGCAGCGCGGCGTGAGCTGCCCGCGGTGGTGCCGGAGGGGGTGAAGGTCACGCGGGCGCGGACGATCAACTATGACCCGCGCTATTCCGTGGCGCCGGATGCCGTTGTGCCGCGGCTGTTCAGCGTGGTCCCGCCTGGCGTCGATCCGATGACGGGGCGGGCCTGGGGGATGTCCGCATGACCACCAAGCCCACCACCTGGCCCCCGGGCTTCGTCGCCCAGCCGATCGAGCCGGCACGCTGCCCGCTGCGGTATCTGCGCAGCCGGCAGACGACGCTGGACAAGGGGGTGACGGGGACGATGGCCGATACCTTCGGGCCGGCTGCGTCGAATGTGCCGGATGTGCAGAAGGCGCGGGTGCAGCTGCCGAAGAGGGGGAAGGCTTGAGCGAGCACACAGCGACCCGGGCGAAGCGCCCATCCCTGCAGTTCTACCCAGGAGACTGGATGTCGGACCTGAAGCTGCGCCGCTGCTCGCCGGCAGCTCGCGGCGTGTGGGTCGACATCATGTGCGCGCTGCACGATTCTGACGACTCCTACGGCCTCATGCGCTGGCCGCTGAAGGAGATCGCGACGACTGTCGGCGCTTCGATGGCTCACGTCCGCGAGCTGGTCGAGAAGGGCGTGCTGCGCGGTTCCGACTCCGAACTGACGCAGCCACTTGTTTACCAGGCCCGGACCGGCCGCAAGCTCGGCCCCGCAGTGACATTGGTGCCTTCCCAGCCGGGGCCGGTGTGGTTCTCCAAGCGCATGGTCATCGACGAGCATGTGCGAACCATTCGGGGGGATGCCTCCAAGTTTGGAGCGCCAGAAGGTGCCGCACCAAAGGCGCCACCGACTGGCGCACCAAAGCCCCCCTTTGGTGACGGCTCTTCTACTTCTTCTCCTTCTCCTGCTTCACTTAAAGAGATTGAGGACCCCCCCGATCGCGCGGGGGCTGGCCCGGACTTGGCTGAAATCGTCGGCGACGCCAAGCCCACCCGAGCCGGCGAACTGTGCCGGTTGATGAAGGCCGAGGGAATCCAGGCCACGAACCCCGGGCACCCCGACCTGCTCGCGCTGATCGCGGCGGGCGTCACCGACGACGAGGTCCGCGGTGCAGCCCGAGGGGCGAACGGCAAGGGCGACCCGTTCGCCTATGCCCTGGCGGCGCTGACGAAGCAGCGGCAACGCGCTGCGGCCGTCCAACTGCACGCCGGGCCATTGCCGCCGACCGAAACCGCCTACCAGCGCAGCCAGCGCGAACGCATGCAGCAGGTCGTGCCGAACATCGCCGCCAAGGCGCCCGGCGCAATCAACCCCAACCCGATGGAGGTGCTCGATGGACTCATCAAACGCATCGGCTGACGCCCTTGTCGACCTGATTTTCTCGAAGTGCACGCTGGTGTACGGGCGGGACTTTCTCGGCCGCTGGGAGGGCCTCGACATGGCCGAGGTCAAGGCCGACTGGCGCCGCGAGCTGCACGGCTGGCTGATCGCCAACCCGCAGGCCATCCGCCACGCGCTCGAGAACCTGCCCGCCGGCAAGCCGCCCGACGTGCTGCAGTTCCGCGAGCTGTGCCGCCGCAGGCCCGAGGCTGCGCCGCTCGCGCTGGAGGCGCCGCGGGCCAACCCGGAGCGGGTGCGCCGCGAGATCGCCAGGCTGCGCGACCTTCGCCGCGATGTGGGTCCGAAGCACTGGGCGCACCGGCTGCGCGAGCGCGACCAGGCCGGGGAACGGCTGTGCGTGGTGCAGCGCGTCATGTACCGCGAGGCGCTGAAGACCGACGACCAGACCGCGACAGGCGGGCAGTTCCGAGGCATTGCCGAGCAGGCCGTCCCGCCCGGCATGGCGGTGGCTGCTGTCGGCCCGCATGCCACGCTGGACGCTGCACGCGCAGGCCTTGCGGTGAAGGCGCGGGACATTGATCGGGCGCTGGTCGACACCGGCGACATGCCGCAGCTTTCGGACGCCGAGGCGCCGTGGCTGCATGACGTGCCGACGTTCGACGAAGAGGGCGCGACGGCATGAGCAACCCGACCCCCATCGCCTTCACCGTGCCAGGCCCTCCGCATGGAAAGGGCCGCGCCAAGATCGTGAAGATCGGCGGCTTCTCCCGCATGGCCACGCCGAAGGCCACGGTCGCTTACGAAGGCCTGATCGCCCTGGCCGCCCAGGAAGCCATGGCCGGCCGCCCGATGCTGGACGGCCCGGTGTCGGCTGCGATCGCCATCGACTGCGCTGTGCCGGCGAGCTGGTCGGCCAAGAAGCAGCGCGCGGCCCTGGCGGGGAACTTGATGCCGACCACGAAGCCGGACGCCGACAACGTGGTCAAAGCCATCTTCGACGGACTGAACGGCGTGGCCTTCAAGGACGACGTGCAGGTGGTCGACCTGCGGGTGCGCAAGCGGTACAGCGCGACGCCGGCCGTGCGGGTGCAGCTGGTGCCGGTGGCGTGGGTGATGCCATGAGCTTCCACGTCCCCAACCAATACCGCATCCGCACCGGCCGGCTCGCGTCCACGGATGCGATCGGCAACGCCGGCGCGTTCTTCGTGCCCAACCGCTTCCGCCGCGAGATCCCGCTGACCGTGATCGCCAGCGACGGCCACGACGGCGTGCAGAGCCACGGCTGGGAGCACGTCAGCGTTTCCTACCCTGACCGCTGCCCGACCTGGCGCGAGATGGCCCTGATCAAGTCGATCTTCTGGGACGCGGAGGACTGCGTGGTGCAGTTCCACCCCCCGGAGGCGGACTACGTGAACAACCACAGCTTCTGCCTGCACCTGTGGCGGCCGATCGGCGTCGAGATGCCCAGGCCACCGGTGTGGATGGTGGGCGACCCGAGCCGCGGGGTGCTGGTGTGATGGTCGTCGAGCTCACCCCCAAGGGCCGCGGCCGCTGGTCCCGAATCCGCGTCACCTACGACGAGGCCCGCCGCGGCGAGCTGCCGGTGGTGGCCCAGGTGCGCATCGGCGACGACTGGCCGATGCACGGCGTGGTGTACCGGGTTTGTGGGGTGTGGCCGTGAATACCCTCTTCGAGACCGGCAATGACGGGTCCACGGCGACCACGCACGACTGGCTAACGCCACCCGAAATCATCGCCGCGCTGGGCGCATTCGACCTGGACCCGTGCGCAAGCGAGCATCAGCCGTGGCGCACCGCGGCCCAGCAGTTCACCATCCGCGACGACGGCTTGTCGAAGCCGTGGGCTGGCCGCGTGTGGTGCAACCCGCCATACGGGCCGTTCGCCGCGAAGTGGCTGGAAAGGCTCGCCGACCACGGCAACGGCATCGCCTTCGTCTTCGCCCGCACAGAGACCGCAGCCTTCCAGAACCATGTTTGGCCGAAGGCTTCGGGCGTGCTGTTCCTGCGGGGCCGCGTGAGCTTCCGCCTTCCTGGTGGCGGCCGAGCCGGGCCAGCCGGCGCCCCTTCGGTGCTGATCGCCTATGGCACCGGCAACGCCGACACCTTGCGCGACTGCGGCATCGCCGGGTGCTTCGTTCGCTTCGCGCCGGCCGTGATCGAGGCCGCATGACTCCCAACCCGACCCCCACCCCCCAAGCGCCCCCAGCGCCCGAGCCCCTGCGCTACCGCTGCCAGGCCTGCCAGCGCCCCGTGCCCGCCAAGGGCCGGAGGCTGCAGCGGGTCGATGGGGTGCGCACATGGGTGGGCGGGAACTGCTGCTGGAGGGGGAGATCGTGACAAAGCACCCAGACGGAAGTGTGACGTTCACCGCGCAGGAGCACGCGGCCATCGTGATGCAGCTGGAGTTCGCCGCCGCACTGGCCGAGAAGATCCTGGCGCAGCAGCAGAGCCGCCCAGCGCCGGGCCTGCTCGAGCGCATCGCCGAATCTCTGCTGTTCCCGGGGTGGCGCCGATGACCTGCCCCAGCTGCACCGCCGCCGAGGCCGACCCCCTGACCGGCCAGTACCACGTCGACTGCCGCAACTGCGACGCCCGAGCCCTGGCGCAGAGCCCCGAGGCGTGGAAGGCGCTGCACGCCCAGACCGCCGTGCCGCTGCAGGACGCGATCGAGCGCATCTGGGGCGAGGACAGCCGCGAGGGGAAGCGCATGGTCTGGGAGTGGATCAAGCGCATCGACCGACACCGAAACCGCCAGGCCTGACCGCCTCCGCATCATGTCAAGGAGCAAGCCCCTGACACCCGAACCTGTGCAGCGCATCGTCTCCGCATCATCCAAAGCCCGACCCCGGACCACGGCAGTGGCCTGGGTGTTCGACCTCGCCCTCGCAGCCCCGAAGCGCACGAAGCTCCGGGCAGCCTGCCCGCCGCCTCCGCAGCCGACGACGGCCCAGGTGCTGCGCGACGAGGACGGGAACGTGAAGGTCAAGGGGGGGCAGTACCCGGCGAACCGGTGGACGCTGGAACGGGAGGAACAGGAGCGGCAGCGCAGGGCGCGGCAGGTCTTGCCGAAGCCGCCGAAAAGGGCGCGGACGGTGGGGAGGAAGTTGCGCGAGATGGTGGGCGGGGATGAATGATCACGAAACCGTTTTAGGGGGATTTCATGGGTAAGGGAAAGGTCGCCGCGCAGTCGGCATTCCGCAGCCGCATCGTCGGCGAGGGCGAAGAGGCGCCGGATCAGCTGCTGGCAAACCCGCTGAACTGGCGGGTTCACCCGAAGGAGCAGGTCGGGTGGGTGCAGCGGGTCATCGTGAACAAGCGCACCGGGCAC